ATATGAATTGCTTTCTCAGCTTCTATGGTATGTACTGCAATTGATAACGCGGCTCGCCATTTGGGTTCACTCATTGTCTCTTGATGTTCAATGATGTGAGCAAGCTGAGCACAACCTTTACCTTGTGCCGACTTCTGTAAAATTATTTTGAAGCTGTTTCTGTAGTTACCGATCAAGGCTTGAGTAACAGGGTCCATCACCGCAGTGCGCGTCATCTTTGGGCGCACCTGCTCTTCCCCGATCATCTCTCGTAACTCATCAAACTGAGGCAGGTTACCGGCAGTGACGTAATCAGGAATATAAAAAATCTTTACCGTTTTCGGTGGGTCATCTTTGTAATGGTTGGTGCCGGGAACTCGTAACACCGACGCTGCATTGGCAGTGATCGATGGGTCAACGCTAAACCCGTGAAGTCTGGTTAGACTAAGAAGTTTATTGGCTACAGGTTGCCAAGTATCCCGCTCAACTTCCTCAGCAAAAGGCCAATACGCATGGATGCCCCGGCCCGAACTCACTAGGATAGGTTTAGGCAGACCTGCATCTGTTATAAATTTTCTTAGGGCTACTGCACCTTGCTGTTGGTCAGGGTATGGCTTAGTGGGTCCGCAGTCAACATCCATAAACAGACTACGCATCCAAGGGTGGGCATCTGCTTCACGCGAGCCTTTGTCGGGGAACCGGCCTAATGCAAAGTAAGTATCCCATCCATCATCACTGAGTTTGGCTGTATAAGTTATAAGCTCATCAACAGTATCCAAGAAAGTTTGTTTTTTACCATCCCTTGCCTTTATCCCTTTTGCTGAGAAGCTGCAAAAGAAACCCCTCCGTGCAAGGACTGTTTCCAAGAATGTTTTTGTGTCCATAGCCGCTTCCCCCGCAGAAAAAAGATAGGGCGACAGGACTCCCTGCGGCGCGGAGCCTTTTCGATCCGTCGATCTAGTCGCCCGTAGACTACAAATTACTCGTCGTCAAACTCGTTTACCAAAGCTGCCAAGTCCGTTGCATTTTCAGCAGGTTTCTTAGTTACTTTCTTTGGCTCCTCGGGTTCAACTGCGGGAGCAGCTACTACAGGTGCAGCAATCAGCGCGGGTTTCTTCGCTGTATCTGCTTTGCCCAACGAAAGCTTGATAGCGGCTTCAGCTTCCGGTGAGTCTTTGCGCTCATTAATAACGTCGAACTCTTGCTCTGATACGTGGCGCACAGGTTTGAAGATCAGCTTGGGCGTGGGGCTTGCCGTATCAAAACGCATTTCAGTAACAACACCACTGACGGGGACGCCGTGCGCCTGAAGATGTTTTGCGTAACGCTGCAATGGCATCTTGTTGGTTTCGCCTTCACCAAAGATTGATGTGGCAGGAAGCGTAAGCCTGAAGATGTCACCCTGCGTATCGTTCTCCAACAGAACCGCCAAGTTTTGCGAGTAACGGCAAGCACGGCTTTCGCCCTGCCCAGAACCTTTAGCATTCTGCGGGCAATTTGCACAGCTCTCAGATTGGCGCTCGTTGGCATCTGCATCAGGTTTCAAGCCATTCGATGACCAGCATTTAGGTGCGGTGATCTCACCTTCAACGTACACGCCACCATAGTAGGTACGTGCGACGTTCGGCGCAGCTTTAATGATGATGATATTCATGGCGCGGTCTTCGTTAACCGCAACCTCTTTACCACCTGACATCATACGGAACACGCTGCCTTTGATGGAGATGCGCTTTGCACCACCCCCATCGCTCCCGGCAAGGGCTTTTGTTGTATCGTCTTGAACGTTCTTTAAATAAGAAGGCAAACCGCCTTTGAACAATGCTACTTCACTCATCTGTTTCTCCAAGGTTAAACATCAGAATCAGGGTCGAAATTAAACGACATCTGACGGGGATCTACTTCAGGCTTCTTGTCAGCCTCACGTAACGACTTCTCTACTTCAGATAACTTATAACGAAATACACCTCCTGCACGAATGTGTGGCACTTTGTTTTTTCTCGTCCAAATGCGAACTGTGGATGCTGACACAGCAAAATACTTTGCCACATCTTCCAATGAAACATAGGGTTCTAAAGCTGTTTCGGTCATTTTTTCCTCACGGTGACTGAGTATTCACTATCAACGTTCAAGCCGGGGGGCAGAACTTCGGGGTTTTCCTCCAAGAATTTTTTTAGGTTCCCTTGGTGGATGCGCTTTTCGAGCAGCCACGGCGCTTGGTGCTCAAGGATAAACTCGTTCATGGACTCCCAATCGTTTGTCCAGTACGTGGATTTCAATGTGCGGTAGATCAAACCCTCGGGGGTACGCACACTGTCTGCGCCAATTGTTTTGAGGTGCTGAAGCAGCGCCGATTTAACCATGCCAAGTTTGGAATTCAGCTTGCCTTCCTCTTCCTCAAATGTGGTACGAAGCTCTTGACGCTTCTCGTAGATACGCCGGTAGGTGCGAACTAGCTTATCGATGGGGACAGTAGTCTCATCATTACTCATTTTCATTTCTCCAAGTAGTACAGAATCTAGTTATGCGCGTACTTTACTGCGCTTTTTTATCTATGTCAAGTAGATTTTTGTAAAGATCAACTAATTGTTCGTGACTGTCAATTCTTTTATCTAACATGTCATACAGATGTTTCTCTGCACGGCTCCCCTGCAACCTGACAACGGTTACCGGATGCTTCTGCCCTGCACGGTGTGCTCGTGCATTAGCCTGTGCATAGATCTCCAACGATGGGGTCGGCCCCCACCACACAATCGTATCAGCGGCTGTCAACGTTACACCATGCGCTGCGGCTTGCGGTTGGATCAACAGGATACGGGGTGTATCCTCAGTCTGAAACTTACGAAAAATATCGGCTCGTTTCTGCGCGGGCACGTCACCGTCAATCACTTCAACACTGTGTCCGTCGTTTATCAGTGCATCTTTTAAAATTCGTATGGTGTGTTTGAAGGGTACGAACACTAGAATCTTATTGTTAGTCTGGTCAATGGTCTCGGTTAGAACTTTGTAACGGTTCTTGATGTCGAATGAAATGACTTCCCCGCTGTCTGAGTACACCGCACCACATGAGATCTGTAGCAGCTTGTTGATGCTGATAGCTGCATTGACTGCGGTAACCTCTTCCCCTGCCGCCTGAACAACGAACTGTTTACGCATAAGGTCGTAATACTTGCGCTGCTGTGGGGTAAGCTCTACATCCCGCTCGGTATAAATCATGTCGGGTAGATCTAGGCATTCCTCTTTCGTATAACGTATTGCAGGTTGTAACGCGTTAAAAACAATGTCAGTTGCCGTAGGTTTGGGTACCCATTTAAATTGGGTAACTTTGTACATCACACGATCTTTAAAGCTCGTGAAAAACTTAGGTACACCCTCCGGGTTGACTAGCTTGGCGATCCCATAAGCATCGGTAGGAGACTGTGCTGCGGGTGTGCCTGTCAGCATCCAAAGCCACGTCTTCGCGGTAACAAGTTTGTTGAGCACCTTCCACCGTTTGGTCTGTGCATTCTTGTAAGCGTTAGCCTCGTCCACCACAATCAGGTCAAAGCCACCCTGTGCAATCGCGTCGGCCACGATCTCCACGCCGTCGTAATTGATGATGATAAATCCGGAATCACTCTGAATAATTTTTCTGCGCTTATCCGATGACCCGTAAGCGATGTCAACGCTGCGGTGCATAGCAAACTTAAACAAGTCACCTCGCCACGCCGAATCCATAATGGATAGTGGGCAGATAACAAGTACTCGGCTAATCACACCAAGCTTCATCAAGTAGTCTGCTGCCCAGATGACCGAGCCTGTTTTGCCTGTACCCTGCTCGTTAAAGCAGAAAGCCTTCTGATTGAGGGTGAGGAATGATGCCGTGGTCTTCTGGTGTGCGAAGGGTCGGTAGCGTCCGGGCCAGCCGTAGTCCCGCAGAATGGGTGATGGCACGTTTCGGATGCGCAGGTTCTTCAGTACCTTGGCTTCCTCGTACCCCCACCGCACTAGGACACGGTTATCATCTAACAGCTTAGATTTTGGTATGACCTGCAACACCCGCTGCGGCTTGCTTAAGCTCAGCAGTAAAGCTTTGTTCTCGATGATCTGCATTCGTTTCTCCAAATAAACTATCGAGCAAAGTGGGTGTCCACAATGCTCTTTGTTATGTACAGCTAGAACTTGTTACTGCTTACTACTTTACTTACGTTCGCGTTTGCTTGTTTCTGATACAAGTCTGCTCTTGGCATCCCTACGGAATGATCGGTTCTTGGACGGCGGCGCGATACTGTAGCCGTCTTTGTTACTGCCACCTTTACTCAACGCAACCTTGTGCGCGATGTCTTTACCTTCACGGCGGTCGGCTTTGCCGTTCTTGTTGTTGTCAGCTCCGGTCTTATCCACGGCGCGACGTGCACGTTGCCGTTCCATGCGCTCATCAAGTTCGCCACGGGCAACCTGCTGTTGGTATTCTTTCTTATAAGGTCGTGATTTGTTAACGTATGGCATGGTCAGTTCCGTCCGTTGTGGGGGCAACTTAGCACAGCACAGTGGTTCCTGCACAGTCCGCTTGGCTTCGGGTTCCACACATTATCTGCGTAACTTTGGGTCAGCTTGTCGTACTCACCCATCCATTTTTCCCATGCCGTGTCCTGCTGATCCACGCTATATTTTTCTTTCACAAGCGCGTTACACACCACAAACAGCAACCCTGCATTGATCTTAGTGATCTCGGGGAAGTGCTTAAAGATTGCAAGCGCCATAAGTTCTAACTGATCCTTGTCAGCATACCGTGCAGACTTCCCGGTCTTGTAGTCAACGACATACGCCTTCCCGTTTTCTCGATCCAGGATCGCCAGATCCACAACCCCACGCCACCAAACATTTTTATCGGTAAACGAACAGGGTTCCAGGTCCGCCGTGATACCCATCTTATATTCGCAAAGCTTTTCACCTTTGATGGCATTGAGTCGATCTAACGCATCTTTGGCAAACATGAAGTATTCCGGCATGGGTGTGCCGTCACGGATGTATAACTCTGCCGCTTCATGAAACCTTGACCCGTAAAGCAGAGCTTCCGTTGAGGGCTCCGTTATGTCCTTGGCTACCCTCAGATGAAAGTATTTCCTCGGGCACTGATCGTACAGTTTGATGCTGCTGAAACTCCACGGAGGAATCTTTTGATTTTGTTGCGATAAGATCTCTTGCATGACGCAGGGCTACCAAGGCTGTGAGGATATGACCATACGCTTTTATATAATTGTTTTCAAGTAGTTCGGCTTTCACCAACTTCAGTTCTTTCTCAGCTTCTATCATCGGTACAACATGATCATTCAAATCAGCAATCACCATAACTATCCCCATATCCTGATTCACAATTAATCGGTAAACCGTTAGCCCATTCAGGGGTCCACCGCATACACTCTTCAACAAACGCCACGCCCTCTGCGACCTCAGCTTCAGGCACCACACATGCAATCGCATCATGCACCGTCATCACCACTCGGTACTTGCGGGAGATCCGCAGCATCTGTTCACCAATGATGCACCGAGCGATAGCTTGGCAGACGTTCTCGATTACTTTACCACCGTAAATCTTCACGATGCCTTTGCGGGTTTTATATGCGAACTGCAACCCCTTGTCAGTCTCACTGTACGATAACTCGTCATAGCGCATCATCAACCCACTAGGCAGTTTAATCGCCTTATGTCTAGGCAC